CTTTATCGCTCTTGGCTCAAACACCCGCGATAACGGTGGCGCTTACGTCGCATTTGATTTGCAAAATGGAACCGCCGGAGCCCCCTTCGGGGGTAATAGTTCCAGCGTAATTAATTCATCCATCATTGCTGTGGGCAACGGCTGGTACCGTTGCCAAATGTCTCTGGCTGCGTCCTCTGGTGGCTCTGGTGCGCGTTTCATCGCCGCGATTGTAACTAGCCTAACACCGACATTTTTCACTCCAACTGTGCCAGAAAGTTATACCGGAAACGGAACTGGCTCGGTCCTTATATGGGGCGCGCAGGCGGAATATGGCACCGCCGCGACCACCTACAACAACACCAGCGTCCGCAACCTGCTGGGGTTCAGCGAGGCGTTTGATAATGCTGCGTGGGTAAAGACCCGTTGTTCCATTGTGACTGGCGCACAGGCCAATCCGGTCAATGGATTGTTTAACGCACAGAAGCTGATGGAGGACACCACAACCGGCGCTCGTAGCATCGTGCTGGGCGGTGGGACAGTCGGCGGCCTTGAGACTATCTCGATCTACGCAAAACCCGCTGGCCGATCATGGCTTGTTTTCCAGATCGGAACAAACTCGTCTGCATATTTCGATTTGGCTAACGGCGCTCTTGGTACGCTGACCAACGCAACTGCTTCCATCGTCGCTGTTGGGTCGGGCTGGTATCGCTGTTCAATGACAGCCACCCGCGCTGGCACTACGAACAACTTTGTGTTCACGGCGTCCGCTAACGGCGTTACCTCCTACACAGGCGACGGCAACTCCGGCGTCTACATCTACGGCGCGATGCTATCCAACAGCGCCAGCCTCGATCCTTATGTGCCAACCCCCGGTGCGGCACCGAGCAGCACTGCCTATTACGGCCCCCGCTTCGATTACGACCCCGTGACGCTCCTGCCGCGAGGACTGCTGATTGAGGAGCAGCGGACGAATCTGTTGTTGCGGTCGGAAGAGTTTGACAATGGGGCTTGGGGCGTTGGAGGGTTGACTGTTACCGCCAACACTACCGTTGCGCCTAGCGGTGTAACAGCGGCTGACACAATCACAGGTAGCACTGGATCGAACGCGGTTATTTTCCCTGCTGCTGGCTTTTCTGCATCTGCCACAAGTTACACGGCGTCCTGCTACGTAAAGGCTGGCAGCGCCGCGTGGATTGTTTTGAGTATGTGGCAAGGTTCTGGAACTTCAGGCGTCAATGTTTGGTTTAATGCACAAACCGGCGCAGTCGGATCAAACAACGCAACGGCGGGCTATACTTTTACAAGCGCATCCTCAACGGCTGTCGGTAACGGCTGGTATCGGATCACAGTTACAGGCACCGTACCTGCCGCCGCTCTTTTCTGGTCGATGCGCATAGTCGATGGTGACAATGCGTTTGTTTACACGAACACCGTTGGCGACACGATGTTCATCTGGGGCGCTCAACTCGAAGCCGGTGCCTTCGCCACATCCTATATCCCCACCATCGCCAGCACGGTCACACGCTCGGCAGATGTCGCTACGATCACGGGGAGCTTGTTCTCGCAGTGGTATAGGCAGGATGAGGGAACGTTTATTGCGGAAGCCGCGCAACTCGCTGCCACTGGGGTGAATTCTCGGTCTTTGTCTGCAAACGACGGAACTGTTAATGAAAGCGTACAGGTTTCATTTCTTTCCACTGGTAACGGTGGATACGGTGAGGTGCGTGACGGCGGCACCGCTGTCGTATCCATAACCAATGGTTCTTTTGCAGTTGGTTCTGTGGCAAAAATGGCCTTTGCAGTTGCAGTTAACAATGCGGCTCTATCCGTTAACGCCGCATCGCCAACTGCCGACACATCGCTGACAATGCCAACGGTTGATCGCTTAAGCATTGGCACACACGCAGGCGCAGCTTCACCGCTCAACGGCCACATCCGCTCCATCCGCTACGTCCCCGTCCGTGCTGCGGACTTCCAACTCCAACAGGTAACGACATGACGATAGATTACTGCTTGAAAAACGCTGACGAAGCCGAGTTTAATAAACTCATGCTGGACACCGGCCTATGCTTGGAAGTCATTGAAGGTGAAGGCAAGGAAGCTGTCACCACCATCGTGCCTGCTTCCTACGAGGTGTTGATCGACCGCATTGGGCCGATCACCATTGGCGATAAGACCTATCCAGAATATTACACCAACCTGCGGATCTTGGGCTTGCTCAATGAAGAACAGGTCAAGGCAATTGACGTTTATGCGATTGATCCGTCTCAACCCCAGTATCGGGTGTGGGCATAATTGAACTATGACGCAAATCCCGATCCTAAATGGTATCTTTACGGATAACGGGCCTGACTTTCGCACGTCTTACCCGACCAATATGATCCCTGTTCCCAAAGCCAATGGGATCAGCGAAGGCTTTCTGCGTCCTGCTGATGGCCTTATTGCCAATGGAACAGGCCCTGGCGTTGATCGCGGCGGCATCAATTGGAATGGCGTTTGCTATCGGGTAATGGGTTCCAAGCTGGTCACTGTCGGCCCCACTGGCACGATCACAATCCTTGGCGATGTTGGCAACGATGGCAATCTGGTCACGTTGGACTATGACTTCGATCAATTGGGCATAGCGTCAAATAACAATCTGTTCTTTTGGAATCCGACCACCTCAACGCTATCGCAGAATACCGATCCTGATCTTGGCCCTGTTTTAGACATGGTGTGGGTCGATGGCTATTGGATGACCACAGATGGCGAGTTTCTGGTTGTCACCGATCTTGGAAACCCGCTGGCAGTCAATCCGCTAAAATACGGATCTTCGGAAATTGATCCCGATCCCGTCGTTGCATTGCTGAAACTGCGCAATGAGATTTACGCGCTGAACCGATACACCATTGAGGTCTTCGATAACGTCGGCGGCGATCTATTCCCATTCCAGCGCATTGAGGGCGCACAGATCGAAAAGGGCGTCGTTGGCACCCACGCCTGCTGCGTTTATCTGGAAAATATTGCATTTCTCGGCAGCGGTTTCAATGAATCGCCAGGCATCTACATCGGCGCTAATTCACAGACGCAGAAGATCAGCACGCAAGAGATCGACATGCTGCTTCTTGAATTTACCGAAGCGCAATTGGCTGAAGTGAAGCTAGAGGCACGCAACGACAGATCGCATCAGCATCTCTACGTCCACCTTCCTAACAAGACGGTGGTCTATGACGCATCGGCAAGCCAAGACCTCGGCCAGCCCGTCTGGTTCATCCTGACAAGCAGCCTTGTGGATTACAGCCAGTATCGCGCACGCAATCTGGTCTGGTGTTATGACAAATGGCTTGTTGGCGATCCAGCGAACAGCAATGTGGGGTATATGTCACAGGACATATCTTCGCATTATGGGCAGAAGGTGCGATGGGAATTTGCCACCACCATTCTGTACAATGAAGGGCGAGGCGCGATCATAACGAATCTTGAATTGGTCGGCCTGACTGGCTCGGTTGCGTTTGGTCTCGATCCCACAATCAACACGTCTTATTCCACTGATGGGCAGACGTGGAGCCAACAGAAGTTCATCAAGGCTGGAAAGCAGGGACAGCGTGCAAAGCGTCTTGTCTGGTTCCAGCAGGGATGGATGCGTAATTGGCGCATACAACGCTTTCAAGGCAATTCTGACGCACATATCGCATTTGCTAGGCTGGAGGCCCAGATCGAGGGCTTGGCCTTCTAATGGCTGTCACACCGTTCCGCCTTAATCTGACACGCGATCAGCTTGCCTCGTTCTTGGGCGATCATGAGCAGATCAAGCAGTTTGAAAAACTGTTTCAGATTGTCGATACGATCAACACGGTAACGCTTGATGACGTGAGCGTTTCTGCTGGCAATGCTGGTGCATCTGCGAACGAAGCGTTGAGCCAAGTCGAAGCCCTGCAAAGCCTTGTTCAACTATTGGCCTATGCACCTGAGAGCGCATCACAAAGCGACATAGACGCACTGCAAGACCAGATCACCGCATTGCAGCAACAGCCGCCGCCTAAAGAATATCGTTCCCCGCGTTATGGCTCGTTCTACGATACGACAACGCAGACGGCAGCAGCTATCAACACCGCTTACGCGATGACGTTTAACACAACGGATCTTTCCTTCGGTGTCACCCGTGGCAGCCCGACTTCGCGCATCTACGTCGACCGCCCGAACGTATATAACATTCAGTTCTCCGCGCAGTTGGATAAAACGTCAGGCGGTACAGGTCTGGTCTGGATCTGGCTTCGCAAGAATGGTGTTGATGTTCCCGACAGCACCGGTTTTGTTCGCCTTCAAGGTAACAGCGCAGAACTTTTAGCCGCATGGAACTATCTGACTCAGCTTAACGCAGGCGACTATATTGAATTAATGTGGGAAGTTGATGATACTTCCGTTCAGATATTGTATGAAGCCGCAACAGCCGTGCATCCGGCTACTCCGTCAGTTATCTTGACGGTCAGCGATAATATTAGCGCAATGGAGGTCTAACATGGCTGTTCTTACAAAGGTTTTGATTCCGGCTAAGACAGCCGAGGGAACGCAAACGGTTCAATATACCGCGACGAACGTGACCACGATCATCGACAAATTCACTGCGACCAATTACGACACGGCTGCACGCACGATCAGCGTCAATCTTGTGGCGGCATCTGGCAGCGCAGGGAATGATAACCTGATCGTCAAGACCAAAACGCTTCAGCCGTCCGAGACATATACCTTCCCCGAATTGGTCGGCCAGGTTCTCGCAAACGGCAATTTCATCTCAACGATTGCTAGCACTGGTACGGCGATCAACATTCGCGCATCTGGCAGGGAGATCGGCTAATGAAGAAGCCATCATTTATCATCGAAGGCTTTGACGGTCTGCGTGAAAGCGAACCGTTCATCACTGCCGCGCAGAACAAGAAGAACACGCAAGTCGTGATCGACGATTGGATGCTCGGCCCTGAAAAGCCCAGCAACGAGCGCGGTGCAAACCCTGAATACTGGCGTGCGCTTGGCAAAGCCATGCAGTGCGATGAGACTGAAGCCCGTCGCCGCCGTTGTGGGAACTGCGAGTATTTTATTAACTCAACGCTCATGCAGGCAAAAATGGACAAGATCCCGTGGAACCAATGGGATGTAGGAGCGGGATTCCGTGGTTACTGTGAAAAATTTGACTTCATTTGTCATGACATGAGATCATGTCAAGCATGGGAAGAACGGGAATTTGAATCCGAGGATTGATTGTGATATGGTGCAGGCACCGAGCGTCATTGAGCAGCCGGTGGCTCACCTTCAAGGGTTTTGAATGACGCAGGATGGCTCCCCCAAATACTGGCTTCGGCGGAACTTTACCGAGA